GGTGCTGCAGTTGTAGTTGTTGTAGTTGTGGTTGTTGGAGCTGCAGTAGTTGTAGTTGTAGTTGTTGGTGCCGCAGTAGTTGTTGTTGTAGTTGGAGCCGCAGTAGTTGTTGTTGTAGTTGGTGCTGCGGTTGTAGTTGTGGTTGTTGTAGCACCGAGACACGATGCCTTATCAGCTAAAATTCCAGCATATGTAATTATTGCGTAATTAGTTCCATTTGAATAATACCCATTAGGCGCAAATGTTGTTAATCCACTATTTGTAAATAATTGCGTACCGTTATCTAAACCATATCCATTTCTAGCATAGTAATTTGATGGAGAAGCTCCACACGCGGTTAGAGCCGATGATACGTTGTAACCTAAACTTATAGTTGCGGGTGCGAGTGTTGTTGTGGTAGTTGGTGCAGCGGTTGTTGTAATTGCAATCGTAGTTGTGGTTGTTAAACTTTCATCGTTTCCGATACCTGAGCAATTTGAATTTGCAACACCAATTTTTTCAATTGTTGCTGCTGCAGATTTTGATATTGAACAATCTACTAAAGGAGTTGTCCCAGTACCCTGTGCTTCAAATACTATCGTGCGTAAACGTGAGTTTATAAGTCGTGGAGGAGGTGTGTTTCCTTCACACTCCGTCCATTGTACATATGAATGGTTATCACCCGTAACCGAAACTTTATAAATAGCTACTGCTGGCATTAGTTATTAAATTACCTTTAACAATAAATATATATATAAAAAATTATGGAAGCGGTTGGATTTCAGTTATTTCCAATTGATTAGATTCACCAAAGATAACACTTAATCTCGTACCTCTTTCACCAACAGGATATGTTCTCGATGCTATTTTTTTTCTTTTACCAGGATTCAACAAAGCTCCTGCTGGTTGATTTGTTATACAGTCTGTCCAAAATACATATCCACCACTATTCGATGTGCAAATATATTCAACACAATACACCGGTGCGTTTGTTGTAGTTGTGGTTGTTGTTGTAGTTGTTGTGGTTGTAGTGGTTGTAGTTGGAGCTGCAGTAGTTGTTGTAGTTGTAGTTGTTGGAGCTGCGGTAGTTTAGTTGTTGTAGTTGGTGCCGCAGTAGTTGTTGTTGTAGTTGGTGCCGCAGTAGTTGTTGTAGTTACTAAATTAAAATTAGAATATAAAAATGATTGATTACTACCAAGTATACTTCTACTATTGGTCCAATCATTACCTAATCCGCTTGTATATATTGTTGCGGTTGCCTGCGCCAATAAAGCCGTTTTAACTTGTGCAGGTGTGAATGTTGGATTTAATTGTAGTATCAATGCACAAACACCTGCTACCTGAGGAGATGCCATTGAAGTACCACTAATATTACATTGTCTATATGTTGCGTTTAAATAATATGATTGCCCACTAAATCTATTCGTAGTTGATGTTGCACTCATTATATCAGTACCTGGAGCGAATATATGAACACCTGGACCGGTTTCCGATGATGTTGATTTTTGGTCTAAAGTTGAACTATTCACCGTACTATCCGCATTTCCTACACTAATAGCGTTTTCGTTATTCGGAGATGAACCTCTATGATAAAAATATGTAGCTCCACTGGTAGATAAAATAGAGTTATTATAATCCGTTCCACCCGTTACATCTATTTTATAACTACGATTACCTGCTGCCGTACAAACTACTGCGCCGGCTGCTAACAATTCCTGAACATCCACATCAACTGATGATACTTTTGTATTTAATTGACTAGTTGTTTTTATTCCGTATGTATTACTTCTATACGTTGAATTACCGGTTGTAGTTGCATCTGAATAAGTAACTCCTCTATATGTTACCGATGCTACTCCAACGTAGTTGGTATAAAATCCCCAACTCATATTAACTACGGTTGGTCTACTACCTGCTTTAGAAGTATGCCAATTCTTAATACAATCAAATGCGTATGTATAACTTATTCCAGTACCTTCATCACCACTACCTTCTAGTCCATTAAGTTTTACCGAATAAATTCTTGCGTTCTTTGCCCAACCATAAGTTTTACCAGCAGCAGTACCAGCCACGTGTGTACCATGTCCATCGTAATCTCTATAATGATTTGCGTTTTGTGTAAAAGCGCCTCCACTATAAGAACCCCAATCTATTTGATAAACTCTAGTATTACCTGATGCGTCTGTGAATTCTGGATGGTCTACTTGTAATCCACTATCTTGAAGTACCACATCTACTCCAGTACCATCTAATGTGTATTGATAACTACTTGTTACTGTAGTACTAGTTCCGTAAACGTTTGTTGAATTTGATGAACGTATTAATCCCCAGTTAAGGTATGCCCCACTATCGGATGTTGTTTTTGTAAAATCACCGGTTTGTGTTGCCACCTGTCCGATAAAGATATCATCTCTAAATTCCGGTGGTATCTCTACGCAATAAACTCTCTCATCATTTCTAAGAATTTCCGCTTCTTCATCGGTAAGTAAATACCAACATTGACGAAGTGATGCAGGTCTTTCGTTTGTAAATTCTATTCTACGATTTGGAATATAAAGTAATCCATCGGTTTCGGATTCCATATCATCCCAAAACCCATCGTAATCAATTCCTTCTTTTAACGCAACATTATATTGTTTCATCTAATTATGATTCGCTTACTAAAGAAGCTTGATATGCTGCTATCACTTCTTCTGTCCAAACTGCATTTGCGATAGCTTGAACTTTTGGGTCTTCGTTTATAATACTATCACCAGGTGAAAGTACATGTCTATGAAATGTTCTTGCAATTTCAGTACCATCTTTTTCAATGATATTTGCAGTACGAACTTGAATGTGATTTGTTTGTACAAGTTCTACTAAATCTACGATTTGTTTTTCTATTAATGCCATTTTATATTAATTTATATTATGTTGAATAAGTATAAGATGCTACAACATTAAATACTCCTCCTGAATTTATATTTGAGTTTGTCATATCTGAATAAAATCCTGAATTATTTAGTATTTGTGGGTAAATTTTGGTATCACCAGTACCTCCTTGTTGATATAAAATACTACTACTTGGAAAATTTAGATTACCATTCCCGTATGGTGCAAACGATTGATACCCAGCAGATGAAGCGTTAATTGTAAATGGAAGACCTGTGATTGTTACATAACCAACCGAACCGGTTATACTACATGCAATAATATTATATTCACAATGAACTATTCTTCCAATTTTTGTGTATCTTCCAGTTCTACTTATATAATTTACAGTACCAGGTGTTCCAACAAAAGTAACAGTGGGTGTCCAAGTTCCTTCTTCGTAATCATTTAATAATTCGGAAGTCATTCCAGCAGCGTTTGAATTTGCAGAGAAATCAATACCTTTTCCGTCAGTTCCTATTACTAAGTTACCAGTTGATACAGTTACATCACCACCAGATGCGATATTAAGAGCAGTTGTGTTATTTGTTTTTATTTGTAACCCATGATTGGTTGCTACGTTTATAATACCTGCGGGTGCCCATGAACCAGCTGCGTAAGTAGTAGCCAAAAACATATTAACTGCTTCGTTACCAGAAGAAATAAGGATATCAGCAAAGTTGAATGTAGTTGAACCATCTCCTTGTGTAGCTAAACTATTTTGAACTTTAAAACGAGGGAAATCAGAACCACCACCACTATTACTACTTCTATTAATATTTGCCGAACCGCTTATAGTTTGTGTACCATAGAATGTATTTGCAGATGCCGTTTCAGCGAACTTATAATAGTTTGTTATTTGTTGTGAAGATGATACAATTGCTGCTCCTTTTAAAGATGCCGTATATGCTTCAATACCACCTATCTCAGCTTTGATTGATGCGGTTTCAGCGTATAATTGATAAAGTTGTGCATCAGTTGCGTATGTTGAATCTAAAGCTGCGGTAAACGCCATCAAACCATTTGTAATACCGATTAATGAACCCGTAGTTAATTCTAATGATTGCGTTGACTGATATAATTGGTATAATTGTGCATCAGTTGCGTATGTCGAATCTAATGCTGCCGTAAATGCCATCAATCCATTTGTGATTCCTATTAAAGAACCAGTAGATGTATATAGATTAGAATTTAAAGCGAATACATCATAGTTTTGAACCTGCGTTGATGAACTTACAATTGCTGCTGCTTTTAAAGATGCAGTATAAGATTCTATTCCAGCTACTTCCGCTTTTATAGAACCTGTACCATTATATAAGTTAGAGTTTAATGCGAATAAATCGTAGTTCTGAATTTGTGTAGAAGAAGATACAATTGCTTGTCCTTTTAAAGATGCGGTATATGCCATCAAACCATTTGTTACACCCACCATTGAACCACTATGTAATTCTAATGAACGGGTAGCTTGGTATAATTGATATAATTGAGCATCAGTTGCGTAAGTATTATCCAATGATGCAGTAAATGCCATTAATCCGTTTGTGATTCCTATTAAAGAACCAGTTACAGTTGAGAGTGTTAAGTTTCTACTATCTTGAGATGCGGTAAATTGATTTAATTCAAATAATTGATTAGAAGAACTAACTACACCATTTGTTGCTAATAAAGAACCAGTAATAACTCCCTTAACCAACAAGCTATCATCAACCGTCAATCCAGTTCCAAATAAGCGAACATCTCTCCAAATTAATAACTTATCAAAGTTTGAACCAAAGCTACTAACACTAAATAACATTTTGTTCGAAGTTGTATATTGGTCATATCTTAATTGTACACCATTATCAGTTGCTACAAATTTCCAAGCGTTATTTTCAGAACCAACTTGATTATTTCTATATCTTAATTCTAAAGTACCATTTCCAGTTATCGGGTCAACTTCGGTATGTGTGAAACTCAAAGAACTTGTCAGAGCTCCACTTCCAGTTACAGCATTAAATTGTCCTCTTTGTATTGATAGAGAGCCACTTCCGATTACTACCTCTTTTTGAACAGTTAAGTTATTATCTATAACTAAACTCTTATTATATAATCTAGTATCTCTATATAGATATATGTTATTATTATCAAACGCTTCAACATTTAGTATAGAATAAGGTGTACCATTTCTTACAAATTGAGTATAAACCCCAGCTGCCCAAACATTTACATTGAATGTGTGGTCTGCAACAGATAACCTATCATTGTGTCTTAATTTTAAAGTAACACCATCATTTTGAGTGTGGTCGAAAATTAGAGAACTAGTCATATTACCACTTCCAGTTGTAACATTAAATTCTCCGTTTGTTATTGAAAGAGAACCTGTTATTTGTTGATTACCTAAAAATGCATTTGAAGCAGTTGTTGCATATGAACCAGATATAGAATTGAATGATTCTGTAAATGCGTTTAAAGATGCGGTTGCTATTTGTAATGATTGAGTAGTTTGCTGTAATCTTAGTAATTGTGCATCAACAGAAGCTGAATGAAATTGTAAAGATGCCGTTGCTACTTGTAATGATTGTGTAGTTTGTTGTATTGCTAACAATTGTGCATCTACTGAAGCTGAATGGAATTGTAAAGATGCGGTAGCTACTTGTATTGATGCAGTTGCTTGTTGTAATCTTTGTATTGTATTTGCATCAATATTAGTAAGAGTGACCCCATTATATATTACAGACCCACTTACATTTATAGAACCTGTAAATTGATGCTTATCACCAGTATCATCACCAAATTTAGTTGAACCACTTTCAAATATAATAGAAGCGGATGTTATTTCGGTATATACTTCCTGTGCTGTTAGTTTTCCGTTTACAACTAAATTACCACCGATTGTACCGTTTCCAGTAACACCCAATGTACCTACTATTGTAGTATTTCCACCAACACCTAATGTACCAACATTTATAGTACTCGCTGATACAATTGCGTTAAACCATTGATTTTGGTTAAATATATTTTGTGCGGTGAATGTATTCTGTGAACCAGTTTGTGCTGCGTATAGATTTGTAAACTTTGAGAAATTCTCAACGGTAATTTGGTTGGTAGTACCATATAAAACAACAGGTACTACTGTATTTAGTACCGGATTATCGAATACAGTCGAACCACTCAAAGTGTTTATAAAAGGTAATTCGGTTATTTTTTTAGTTGCCATTTATCAATATTATTTCGTAAAGTTAGTATTTAACTCTTATAAATATTGAAAAATTTAAATAAACTACTACTCCAAGTTAGAAGTGTTTAACTTGTTGAATTTTTTGTTTTATATTGTAGTTTTTAAGTCTACGGCGTACCGCATCTATGTTTTTGGGAGAATCATCCACGAAGAAAATATCATCGTACCCTTCTTTTACTTTATCTTCAATCCAATCGGCTTTTTTTTCAGGATTGTTATCACCTAATGCTATTACCTTCACACCACTTATTCCCAAATCCTTAATGAATTGAGATACAGGTCTTTCGGCTGCTCTAGCGGTTAATATGAATACTTCTCTGCTACCACCACTATTAACCATTCTTCTTAATAGTTCAACGTATCCTTTTACAAGTTGGGGATTTGTTACTTGTTGAAAATCTTTAAAATCAAACTTATCACCTGGTCTTTCTTTATAAACTGCATATTGACCGGGACTTAATTTAGATGTTTTACCATCTTTATGAGTAACATATATAAATGAGTTTGTTTTGACTAAAGTATCATCAAAATCGTACACACGCAATTTTTTACTTTCTACAAATAAGCTTCTTGATATTGGCATCCTATCCGTTTATTTGCTTCTTAGTCTTTGGGATTGCTTTTTCTAACTTATCGTTTTCTTTTGTAAGGAATTCAACTTTAACACCCAATGCTGCTACTTCTTTTGTAAGTTCCAACACCATCATACGAAGTTCATCTTTCTCTTTTGAACTATTTTCTAATAAGGCTTCTAATTTAGTGATGCGGTCTTTACAATCGTGTCTGATAAACTCATCATCTCTTTCTTTATTTAGTGCTCTCTTTTCATAATATCTCCAAGCACCCGTTCCACCTAATACGGTGATTGCTGTAATTAATACTGAATACAAATTTTCCATAATTAACAAGTTTTACATTCTTTTATTGGTTCTTCTTCCGTTTGAGGTAACGATGCTGCTACATGCTCTACACCTTTCTTGTCAACGTATTCTTTTTTAGTTCCCTTTGTCATTCTAGCTGCTACCAATGAGATAACTGCTATTGTGAAAAATATGAAAAATGCGTACATTCCTATTTTGCCATATATAGAACCTTCGGCCTGTCCAGCCCTTCCCAAATCTTGCATTACTTTCATTACTTCGGGTTCTGCTAATTTTTGGATTTCAGTATAATACCATTTTGTGAATGATGAATCTAAATATTGTATCCAACCAGCCATAGATACTAATGCGGTAATGATACCCAACATAGTTGCACCCGTTCCTAATTTAACTGCAATCTTATTAATTGCGGTTTTAAGGTCCTCATCTAAATCGTTTTGTTGTAATAATGCAGCCGTTGCGTTGTTCATAGCCCCGCTAGCGTCAAAATCATCTGCGGATGCTATTTTATCAATATTAAGATGTGATTTAGCTCTATCATATTTTGTAGATGCCATCTTAATTGCCAAACTTCTAATCTTTTTTATAGAATCACCAAATCCTTCATTGATTGTAGTTTCGGTTACCGATTCTAATTTCAACTTAAAATGGTCCATAACTTCCCATACATCATTATAACCATAATCACCTAACTCATCTAATATTTGGTTTCTACTTGCATTTGGTTTACGAAGTAGATATAGAGACAATGCTTTTTTAGCGTTTGAGCTTCCTTTATCGTAGAATTTCATTATTTCCTTTACATGAATATCGTTTTTAGACATTTCATTCATAAATTCTTCTCTTACTACTGAACGGATTCTTTCTTTAATTTGCTTTTCCATTTATATACTTAACAATTTAGATATAAATATAAAGATTTAGGTATTTGATTGTTTTTTAATCAATTCTTTGGCAAATTTGGTAACTTCTTCTTGTCCCAATGAATTAGCTTTATCATAAAACTCTTTTTTCCTATCAATTGGTTTTATTTTACCATCAAATGAAGGAGTTCTATTTATATAATCCTCTGTTATATAAACACCATCTAACACTATTTGTTTAATATCATATCCCAATTTTATAGCCAATTGTGCCGCTGACATACCATATGTATCTTCAGGCCCGTACCCACCAAATGATTCAGGTATACCTACTAATTCCCAAAATGATTTAGAATATAAAGTATGCATACCACATCCAAATTTTATTGTTTCAATTTGTCTAGCATTTATTTGTTTAATTTCCTGAGTATATGTATTTTTTATTATATCTTTATTATCAATAGAATACCCATATGGTTTATCCAAATAATCAGAGTGACATAATATATCCCAAGTATCATCCCACCATTTAGCAAGAGATGGTGATACTATATAAACCCCATCCAATTGATATGATACGTTTAACTGATGTTTTAACATATGTTCGTGAAACAAAATATCAGTATCACAAAATATAAATTGGTCATAATCTAATTTATAACTTTCTCTCTTTTGTTGAGTAGTTCCCCAACAAGAAGTATCTAATATTACTTCATTAATATTCTTTATACCATTAAAAAGAATAGCAAATCTAGATATAAAATGCCCGTTTTTCAATTCACTATTTTTCCAATCAGTTAATTCTGGATTTAGGTTTAATGTTACCTTTAATGTAACATCGTCATTTTCATCCAAATACATCAATGCCCTTTTCATTTGCTGCATTAATCTTTCAAACATTTCAATTTCAGCCGGCATAACGTGTATGCAAATAAGTGTCCTTTTTTTCATTAAAATATATTTTTAAAGAATGGGGTAACCATATCTTTTGTTCTTAAGTTAAATATGTGCATTTGGAATACATCCCATTCAAAACTACCAACCGAATCCGTTTGCTGAATAATGAATGGTATATTTTTTATAAATGATGTAAAATTTTCATTTGTCAATTTAGAGCCATCAAACATTATTTGCACATCACCTTTCATCTCATCGCCAATAGAATGTATCTTATCCGATATATCAAACATAGTTTCTTTTTTCTCCTCATCTACATACCATTGATAATTACAATCAACATACAATCTATCACACCAAGGTTCTAACGCTTGTAATAATTGAGGATAACAATTGTGTACCACAAATGTAGTATCGTATCTATTAGGTACGATTGGCATCATAAGGTCATCATGCAATACATCGGTGTGCCACTTTCTCCACCACTCTTTGAATTTGTTTTGTCTTAGTTCTAAATACTCTTTTGAATCTTTAGGTTTGTACCAAATAGTTCCATCCGGCATTGGTATCTCCTTTTCAATTTCAATACCATCTTTGAATCTACTACCTCTACAAGTCATATGATATACAAATGCATCTCTACTCTGAATTAATTTATAATCACATAAATGGAATCTATTGAATATATCAGAATCTTCCAACTCCATAGGTGCGAATAATTTATCATGCCCACCCATACTTCGGAAATCTTCTTTGTATAACATCCAAGGTGCAAAAATACCATTGGTAGTTTTATCTTCCATCACATATTCGGTTTCATACACAAACTTTTTGAAAGCATCGGTATCAAATGTTTCCGGCTCCATGCCAAAATCCTTAACATACTTTTCAGGTCCCGGTGGATGTAATGGTGGTTCGATACGAGTAGCACTTACAACTGATAATGGTGTTAAGTTCTTTAACATATTACCAACATAGTTTTGTGTTACAATCATATCCGAATGTAAGATAGTAACAACAGGTGTTTGTGCCATATTAATACCTATATCATATAAAACGGTGTGTCCAACTCTTTCCGGTCCTTCGTTTCTATATGATTTAATATATGGATGTTTATCTTCCATTAATTGGACCCATTCCCAAGTCCCATCGGTTGAGGCATCATCTAATATTATTATATTATGAGTATCACCATAACAATCTTCAATACTATTAATTGCTTGCTTTAAATATTTTACATTATTCCTACAAGGTATAATAAAAGTAACTCTTTGATTTATTGTCATTATTTTTTATTTTCTAAGTAATATTTTAAATCTTCATTTTCCAATTCATACAAACTATTAATATAAGTTACTGATATGGTTTTCATTCCATTTTCCAATTTATCACCACCACCTAATTTATTATAATTTGGGTCTAAAAATGTTGATTTTTTTGGACTGTATATTTTTACAATATCTTCTTTTTTTGGAGAGTCATATGTAAATAAATAAAAAGATATTTCATGTCCTTCTTCTTTTAATGGATTTATAATATTACTCATAAACCCATCAATGGCATCTTCATAATTTCTATATCTACCAACCCCACCATCGTTATACGAAACTCCTACTAAATTAATTCCTATTTTCATTTGTAATTGATTATATAATCCGAACAAACCCCAATACACTCACTAACATCATCGGTATGTATTTCAGGTAATACTGCAATACTTCTTTGGATTGGTTGTTTACCAGGAAATGCCCAAATAAAATTTTTTGATGTTAAAGTTATAGTATCCGTTTGATGCCAAAAATAATTAAACCCACCGATTGCATTAAACCACTCAACTGCTTCTATATTTTTACAATGTATCCATAATTTATCAACTCTTTGATTAAACCAAAGTTGCGATACCCCATATTGCGGTTCATCGTGTCCTAATAATAAAACACCCTCAATTATCCATACATCTATTTCAACTTCAAATTCAGCATGAATTGCCTCATCGATATAATCTGGATGATTTTCGTTTGCAGGTAATTTTCCGTTTATATTTCCCCTATGTGATATTAATCTCATTTGTGATTTTCTAAATAATATTTTAAATCCTCAGGTGTACCCAATCCCCACATTTTTTCAATATGGAATGTTTTAATTATTTTACAATCCGCGATTGCTTCGTTGAATACCGGACAAGTATAAAATTCACCATTAGTTCTGATATTTTTACTAATCATTTGTTCTGCGTATTTTACATAATCAGAACCCTTTGCCCAATAATAAACACCAACAGTTGCTATGTCTGAAATTGGATTCTTTTCTTGTACTTCAGTCACATATCCATATTCATCAACTTTAGCAAATGACCACTTAGGATGTGTTGCAGTAAATGATACAATTCCACCATCTACTTTTTGTTCAATCATCTTATACATAAACTCATTAGAATCCCATTCTAAAAATTGGTCAGAGTTTGCCATAACTAATGGAGTATCTGAATCAATAAATTCTTTTGCTAATAAAGTAGTACAAGCTGCACCCTCTGTAATACCATCAACTTCCACAATTTTACAATTAGGAGTTATTAGGTTTAAAAGAGTATCTAAATTATATTTTGCTCTATGTTCTTTTTGAACTACAAAGATGAATGTTGCATCAATATTTAAATTGTCCACAACGGTTTGAATCATAGGTTTTCCATCCACATCGATTAGTGGTTTTGGGAATGTGTAACCTGCTTGTTGGAATCTACTTCCTGCTCCTGCCATTGGAATGAGCACATTCAATTTACCTCCTTGCCATTTTGGTATGCTCATAGTATGTTTTGTTTCGTCTAATTTACGAATAATTTTTGATAAATCCAAGTCTTTTGGAGAATTTACTCTTAAAACATTTGCTCTACTTCTACTTGCAGCAAGTAACCCATGTGGTGAATCTTCTACAATAAGAGTTTCTTCTGGCAATACACCCATCATACTCATTGTCTTCCAATACATTTCAGGATGTGGTTTAGAGTTCTTTACATCTTCATTAGAGATGATTAAATCCATATACTCAATTATGCCTATTTTAGCTAACATCACCAATACAGACCTTCTAATTGAGTTTGAAGCACATGCTAACTTATACCCCCTGTTTCTTAATTCCTTAAATAATTCAATCTTTTCTAAATCAGGTTGTAATTCTGAGATAGCTTCAATGGTTAAGTGTTGCTTTCTATACCAAATATCATCATAGAACTCCGGATGTAATCCTTTGTTTTTAGTAAGCAGTTCTAATTTTTGTGTTGTCTTTAATCCATCATATATTGATAGATGTTCAGCTTCAGTAATTACATACTTCTCATCAATTTCTTTTAGAGCTTGGTTTAGTGTATCATAGTGGATTTTTTTAGCCTCTACCAATACACCATCCAAATCAAACACGATTAATTTTATCATTAATAGATTTTAATATGATTACCAACTTTTGTAACTCCTTTATGTTGAACTGCTATTGTTGCACATTGATTTGCATATACAATCGAACTATCAATATCTTTACTTCTACAATACTCAATTGCTAATGCTGATATGAATGAATCTCCGGCTCCACTATTATCTCTCACTTCTACTTCATCAACATTGAATTCTTTATCCATATATTTACAACCTTTACCGCTCATAGTTACGATTAACTTATCGTAAAATTCTTTAAAGTATTGTCCGGCTGCAATATTGTTTTCATATTCATGTTCATTTATCTTAATGAACTTAGCACCTAACATTTTTTCATTCACAATCTTTTTAGTATCAATGAATACCGTATTATGCTTTGAACAAATGTATTCAATATCATCATACTCCAAAAATCCTTTGTTGTAATCTGATATAATAACTGCACAATAATCGGAATACGGAATGTGTTCTAATCCTTCAACTCTTTGTGATTTGTTTGCATCCGAATCAACTCTAATGATTTGGTGATTTGTTTTTTCTTCAACATATCGAGTCTTAGTAATAACTTCCTGATTTGTTATCAAATCCACTTCAACATTCAATGATTCTATATTCTCATATACATTAGCTGCCATCCCACCTGTTTCAGTTTTTCTCTTAGGAATGAATACAGGCACAGGAGCTTCAGGACACAACCTATTGGCTGTGCCATAAATGAATACGTCTTTACAACTATCTCCTATAACTAATATTTTCATAACTTTTTATTTTACCAACTAATTTCCCAATCTTTAAAATCGGCTGCTAAGCAATCAATTTTATAATCCTTTCTGCCACCCATAACTTCCTGAATCTTATTCTTAGCTACGTTACGGATACCATTCAATCCATGTGTTAATTCTAAATCGTTACCATCTTTGATTCCCTTACGATAGTTTGATTCATTGTGCCAAATATGTAAGTTCATTTGTGATAACACTACAATTGCTCTGATTGTTTCTGCTGTAACCGGTTCTTTACTTTCATTTAAATATAATTGAATATCATGTACAATTGCGTTAATTTCTTCTGCGTATTCCTCTTTGTGTTCAGCGATGAACACCTCTTTCAATTGTACGATAGATAATCTATCTACTAATTCACTTAGCGTTGGTAAGTATTTTCTGTCTGCCATAATTAAAGGTTTGTAAAATTTTGATTGTTTTTGTTTATTACGATTTTGTATGCCGATATCAATTGTTTGATTCCGTAATCTAAATCATAAATTGGTTTCCATCCCAATGCCTCTAATTTTTCATTTGATACGATATAGTTTCTCTTATCAAAATCTTCTTTGAAATCATCTTGCTTAATCACCAAAGATGGAATATATTTTTTAATTGTTTCTGCTAATTCTAATTTACTTAAGTTAGCAGTTGATAAACCTACATTGAATGCGTGTCCTTTACACTTATCATAATTCTCAATAATAAATTGGAATGTACGAGCTATGTCCTGAACGTGAATGTAGTTTCTTTTAAAATGTGCTTCAAATAATACTAAGTATCCGTCTACTACACTCTTATAAACAAAATCGTTTACTAATAAATCAGTTCTCATACGAGGTGATACACCAAATACGGTTGCTAATCTTAATGATACTCCATTTCCTTTTGCTAACATAGTGTTCTCTGCATCACATTTAGTTTTAGCGTAAAGTGATAATGGGTTGAATGGTGATTCTTCGGTAATGATTGAATCAGATGAACCATATTGTGAATTAGTATTAGGTAAGATTAACTTTTGGTCATCTCTTAATACTTCAACAATATCAGCTACTTGCTGATAGTTCACAGCTACCGTTAATTCCGGATTAGCTTTACATGCAGGCATTCCTACAATTGCTGCCAAAGGAATAATCACATCATTTAATTCTACTAACTCTTGTAAAAGTTTTTTATCTCTTACATCACCTAATTCAAATTGAAATTTAGGGTTACCAAATAAATGTAATAAAGTTACTTGGTCATACATTAAATTGTCCAATACCGTAACAGTGTAACCTGCCTCTAATAAATGTCTAGTTAAATTTGAACCTAAATAACCAGCTCCTCCTGTAATTAATACTTTCATATTCTTTGTTTTATATCGTTATATACTATTGTTAATCCATCTCTTAAAGATGTTTGTGCCTCCCAACCTAATTCTTCTTTTGCTAAACTACAATCACACCATTGTCCCCAAATGACTGTGTTCTTTGTTGTATCCCATTCAATGTTAATATCCTTACCACTAATCTCAACAACAGTGTTTGCTATTTCTTCAATGGTACATCTTTCCCCCTTACCAACATTATATGGTCCAACTATTTGTTTCGTATCCATTGCTTCAATCATTTTCTCAACACAATCTAATGCATCATCAATGAAACAATAAGAACGAGTTTCCTTTCCAGTTCCCCATACACTAAATGGTACTTCAGAATATTTGATTGCTCTATGTGAGAATACAGGAATAACCGAACCACTTTCTAACTTAAAGTCCTGATTTGGTCCGTAGATACCAATGAATCTTGCTATTGCCACTTTCATCCAATCATTTTCAACTACTGCGGATTCAATTGCTTTTTCACCAATCAACTTTGCCCAACCATATGATAGTTCAGGATTTGCTGGGTAAGCATCTGATTCTTTAATCATTGGGGAATCTACTATTGTTTGTAATTCTTTTGGATAAATGTGTGCCGATGATGCGTAGAAGTATGTATCTATTTTATTCTCAATAACACCTCTTAATACGTTACTATCCATCTTCATATTAGCGTTCATCACTTCATATGGCTTAGATAAGTAAGTACCAATACCACCAACCTTTGATGCCAAATGTATTACTACATCCTTACCAATGAAATATCTACCACATTCATCGTAATCAGTTAAATCAGTATGTATCATTTTAATATCAGTAATAATGTCTGATATGAATTCAACTCTACCCCTTTCCAAATTATCTATCACCGTAACATCATGTCCTTGCTTAACTAATCTCTTAACTAAATGAGAACCTATGAATCCGGCACCACCTGTAACTAATATTTTTTTCATTATAATCTTGCGGTTTCTTTGTTGTTTGAATACCAATCAATAGTTTCTTTTAAACCATCTTCTAAAGTTGTGTTTGGTACATATCCAAATGTTTCTTTGAATTTAGTCATATCGTAGAATCTCTTAGGTTGTCCATCTGGTCTAGTTGTATCCCAAATAATCTCACCTTTGTATCCTACTAACTTAGAGATAGTTTCATTCAATTCTTTAATAGATGTTTCAACACCAGTTCCTAAATTGAAAGGACCTGTTTCGGTACAAGCCATAGCGTCAATGATTGCTTTAACAGTATCACCAACATATAAGAATTCTCTTGTTGCCACACCAGTTCCCCATACTTCAACGGTAGGTGAATTTGATTCTTTAGCTGCAATGAACTTTCTAATCAATGCAGGAATTACATGCGAATTCTCTAAATGAAAATTATCATAAGGTCCATAAAGATTAGCTGGTAGTAATATCGTTGTGTTGAAACCATATTGTTCTCTATATGCCCATCCACCAATTACTAAGTTTTTCTTAGCTAATGAATAACCATATGAATTCATATCAGGCAATCCATTCCAAAAATCATCTTCTGAAAATGGTACAGGAATATCTTTTGGATATCCACATCCTGCCGCTAATGATACTAACTTCTCAACTCCATTGATGTAAGAGTAATGATTGATTAATACACTCATCATTGCGTTCTTATAAAAGAATTCAGCCGGTCTTGCTTTGTTAGCAGCAATACCACCAACTAAACCAGCGATGTGTAACACAACTTCAGGTTTGTTTTCTTCAAAATATCCCTTTACATCATTTTCTCTCGTCAAATCAACTTCAGCTGATGTTGGTGTTAGTAAATTTGTAAATCCTTTTCTTTGTAGTTCTTCTACTAAATTTTTACCTACGAAGCCGCTAGCTCCAGTAACTAAAATCTTTTTCTCTTTAAATTGTTCTATATTCATATTATTTTTTTATTCCCAGTCAGTAGGTAGTGCTATATTATTATCCCACATACCATTATGTAGCATCCACCATTTATAAAATATAACAGCGTTTGACATATCTCCATTTGGTCCTGTTATTGATTGTGAAAATTTATGATACTCCGAATTTAAAATCATATTTTTTTCTAATTCATCATATATCGTTGAAAATGGTTTCATTATTTTTTGAGAACCATAGAACCATATATCAGAAGGTCCTTGGTCAAAATATAACCAAAATGCCTGATACAATTTATCATTGACGATATCGGTTTGAAAATTTATAAATTGGGCAGGAGTTGGATGTCCTTTTGCACTTATACGATTTATTCTACCTAAATCAAATCTACTTTTTATTACAATATCATAATTTTCACCAGTACTATCCAACAATTCAAACGATTTTTGAATAGAATAAAAATGAGATAATACCGTTTGTGGACTTCTTGATGGAGCAACTAATTTATGCAATTCTTTTTTATTAACTAATTCACTAAAATCTTTTTGGGGTTCAAATAAAGATGCTTTAGGATTATATAAATTAGTTATGATATCGTGTTTATCTTCTTCCCAGCTATGAACAAATACATCAACATCACCTTTAGATAATATATGTTTTTTAATATACTCATATCCATCAATTCCAAGTGAAGTATCATCTGTTGCTGAGTTAAATAATCCATGTAAGCAAAGTGCTATTTTCATATAATTTTATTTTGCGAAAAACATTCCGTAGTTTACACGTCTTTCTGGGTTAATTAATTTATCCAATTCTAAGTCCTCTAAAGCGTAGAAGTTTTTAGGATATTCTAAGTATGGGTCACCTTTATCTGAAAATGTTGCTTTCTCAAAAACATCACCTTCATCAAACCAACCTATTACACCAAATTGTTCATATCCTAAACTTTGTAAGTGCTCTAATATTTTATATAAGTTATCCTTTTCTTCTTCGTGCCACTCAAAACAAATATCATTAGCTTTTTGTGTTAATCCACTCAATACATTATATTCATATCCCTCAACATCAATCTTAATCAAATCAGGCATGCCATATCTTTCAATCATACTATCGATTGTAATTGATTGTACTTTAATTGGTGCTTCCCATTTAATTGAATTTTTTTCTAAATTTTTACTACCTTTGGTAAATCTAGAATTTTCCATAAACTGAGTAGATGCTGTTGATACTCCGGTTGTGTTTGGTGATACATAAAAATTTATATCTTCATTAGTTTTTTCAGAAACTAAGTTATTATGTAATGTAAAATTATAGTTTGTAAAAAAATGTGGTGATGCAAGTTTAACTAAACTTGGATTAGCTTCAACTGCAATTACGTTACAATCCTTATATCTGTTGAAACACGTTTGTGTAAACTCTCCAACATTAAAACCGATGTCAAATATTAAATTCATATTGTTTATTTTAAAATATATTCTTTTGGATAAAACTTCTCTCTTATTAAAGATGGTTCATCGGGATGATAGTATTTTGGTGCTACTACTATTTTGTTTGGGTTTGGGTTTATATAAGATGCCCACCATCCAAAACTACTAGCATGCGATAATATATTATGGTCACAATTCATTATTAAAGAAAAATCATCTATTTGTTGGTTACCTTCTGAAAAAAGAAATTCATCTCCTTTGAAGAAACTTCTACACCAATCAACATCTACTTTATTATCTTCGTTGAAGCGTTGTCCACCTGTGAATACTAAAAACTTTACATTCTTTCCTTCAAACACTTTCTTAGCTTCATTAAAATATGCTTCGTACACCCCACCTGGCTCAAATGCTTGAATTAATCCAGTTTGACCATTTGTCATATTATCACCTCGTCTAACGTGCACACTTACAATTTCACATTGAAGATGTTCTTTTAAAAAATCAATCTCAGTTATTGCGGTATCTATATATTCTTTCTTAGGTGTTAGTTCTTTTTTAATTTGTTCAGATATATGTTCGAAATAAAATAGGCTTTGATAATATCCATCTATTGTTGTATTATCAGGTGTATTAAAAAAGTTTTCATCATATGTTTTCCAATTAGGTTCACCATACAAATATTGTAATGTATTTACATCTTCTTGTGTTAGATAATCACATTGGATATTAAATTTATCTAATAAACAAACTTGTCCATGCCAACTCATTGTTTGCGGGTTTGGTATCTTCACATCATATCCATTTTTAATAGCCAACCCCTTTAATGCCGCATACTGAAACAATTGATTACCCAATCTCCCATTCTCTCCTAATTTATGAAATGTTACCATTATTCTATAACCTTATTATTTTTAAACACAGTAAATTCGGTAAGGTCTCTATAACCATTTAATTCACCCTGGTCTGAATTATGTATTGCTAAGTTTTGGAACATTGCCAATCCGTGTGCTGCTTGTTGTGGAGTCATATACATATTCCATCCTAAGAATGTAATATCATCATCTTTGTAATACTTTTCACTTCTACCTTCGTAACGAGCTTTCTTAAACCAATCAGCTGCTTCAGCGTTATCGGTTAGAATCATACCACCTTTCCAAATTGGAAGAATCTTTTTAATATGAAATGATAATCCCATAAATGTTCCAGGCATATACATATCCTTTGTCAATCTCTTAGCCGCATCCCAAATTGGATATGGTTTTAATTGATATGCACCTACCCAATGATTTGTTTCTGACCTCTTATCAAAGATAACTTCACCACCAGCGTGTATAATTGATTGTGGTACTGATAAGTAAGTTTTAGATGGTATGGTTACCTCTTTAACTTCGTTGTACTTACAAATTAAGAATAGTGCATTAGTACAACTATCAATTGAGATAGCGTATGGTGCTCCAGTATAGTTAGCTATTTCTTCTTCAAACATTCTAACCACTTTGTACGGATTGTGTAACATTGCCATAATTAATCGTTTTCTTTTATTATTTCTATACAAAGGATATTCTTGTCATTTACCATAACAAGTCTACCATCTTTTGTTTCAAACTTTGTGAATTGTCCTTGCTTAATAGAATCAGTATCAACTCCATTGAATGTTCTTTTTTCTCCACCAACAAAATGTAGAATCTTAGAAACATATTTTCCTTTAGCTGTAATTGAACTCTTTAAGCTAACCATTTTATTTTTTAGTTTATAGTATGTAAAGTTATCATCTCTATCACTCACTTCAAATCCACAACTAATGAATAACTTATCACTAGCAATATTACCATGCTTTACTTTAGCATATGCGGTTGGCCATATAGCCATAGCAGATTTTATCATAAACTTACCAACTCCCATTCCAAAAAAATCAGGATGAGTACACACTCTGATATCATCTTCAATCACACCAACATATCCTGCCGGTCTACCATCAAGTAAAGCAATGCGATAGTGTTGCGAATTATCCGTCATATACTTTGTTTGCTGTTCTCCGGTGATTGGATTTTTTTCTAAAAAACCATCAATTACTCTACCATCCATTCGTAGCGTTCTAACAAACTCCCAATACTCTTTACTACATTCTACTATTACCATATACATATTTTTTGAATGTCTTGTCCACCTCTATATCCCCAAAATGCCTCTAAGTAACCTCTATGGGTTGGCATATTCATCATTGGTGTAAGACACGTTCCAATATCAATATAGGAATTATTGGGAAAATCTCTGAATAATTCATATACTGCCAAATTTGTGAATGTTGAAGCTGAAAATAAGAACACATGATTTGTGATGTTATTTTCTTTAATCCATTGTCTAATAATTTCAATTTTATCATAATCGTTTATAAATGCGTTATAGCCTACTCTGAAATCTTTTACTACAAAAGGTAGTTTAGATATATCAGCACTTTCATGTCCAACAAATACGCAATCCTTACTATAAAGAATTGGAAGTGTATGTGTAACAAATAGCGGATAGTTTCCGTTTACCCAAAGATTTGCCCAACTTAAACTCTCATCATCACCACCATGTAAATCTATTTGAAAATCAAATGCTTCGTTACCTACACAACACTTACAACTAATACCTTTGTAATAATTTGGTTGTCTATGTTTGTACGCTTCAATTAATCTATTGTAAAATTCTCCATGTACCTTTGGGTCATAATGTTTGAAATCAGCGGGTTGATATACACCACCCTCTTTCTTATCTCCAATCTGAATCAATCCCTTATCTAATACTAATTCTTTATTTTGAAGGATATATAATTCACCATCCGAATATCTAGCAAATCCAAAATGAATATCATTTCTAATCATTTCAGTAAACTTAATAAAATGTTCTCTAAAGTTCTTCTGCATCTAATATCTTTTTAATGTGTTCTGCTGCGTATCCATCTCCATACGGACAAGGTTTACAAATATACGAATCTTTTTCCAATTTAACAAATAAATCCTTTAATTTATCAGTAGTTTTACAAAGGTGTAAATGACCAGTATAAATTGCTTCAGGCCTTTCCGTTACTTCTCTACAAACAATTACTTTCTTATTAAGGAAAGAAGCTTCTTCCTGTATCCCACCACTATCACTTATTACTAACTTACATTCTAATAGGATATCTATCAGTTCATCGTGCGAAAGTGGTTCTACTACTTTAACGTTAGTTAGTAAATCTCTATGTTTTTGTACATTTGGATTTGGATGTATTGGAAGTATAAATTCTAACTCTGGATATTGTATTGCTAAATCATTTACTTCCTTAAACCACTCATGCATTATAGGATGATTCTCTCTACGATGTAATGTAACTAATACTTTGTTTCCGTATGTTGGTTCAGGTAAGTCCACTAAGTTATCCAACACAGTGTTACCAACTAACCAAACATCACCTAAACATTTTTCTTCAAATATATTAACCATTGATATCTGCGTAGGTGCAAAGTTTACATCAGCGATACGAGCTATCATTTGTCTATAACCTTCCTCAGGAAAGGGGTGTTTTAAACTCTTACTTCGAAGACCTGCTTCTAAGTAGTATATTCTCATTCCTCTATGATATGCTCCTAGAGCACACGCAAATGCAGATGCGGTATCGCCTTGAACCATAACACCTCTAAACTCACCTTCCGGTAAATCTAAACATGCTTTTACTACTTCATCCAATCTATTAGAACCTTCTTTGATAGTTGCTTTATAATCAACATCAACTTCTTTAAGTAAATCTTCATGCTGACCTGTAAAGAATAATTTATATTCACTACGGTCCATTATTTTAATTAAAGGCTTTATCTTTAACCATTCCGGTCTAGTTCCGAAACATATTAATATGGGATATTTTTTATTCATTTACTAATTTCCAACCTTTTAATCTTTGTTCTCTAAAATACTGATTCATTAATTCTTTAAAGGGAACTCCCTCAACACTTCTTTGATTGCTTTCCCAAAGAGAATTAGCATCACCGCCATAAGTTCCACCCTTTGTACTTCCCCACAATTCCATATCGGAACGAGGATGTGGTGGTACAAACGTTTTTATTCCAGCATATTTTTGTAACATATATGAGAAGTGCATGTCCTCACCACAAGTATTATACTTAGGGTCAGGTTGTTCTCTCCACATATGAGATAACCATTCTTTTTTAAAGAACCAACTATGCCCAACTAAATCAACTTGCACCGTTTTATCATTGTTACCTTGTTCAGGCCAACCGAATCGTAGATAGTGTTCATAATAAGATGAATGTTGTGGTGGTAATGGAACTGGATATAGTAATCCAACCGAACCCAATAAACCTTCGTGTGTTTTCATAGTTTCCATACAATTCTCTAACCATCTACGGCCAGGTATTGTATCATCATCGAACATACATACATAAGGATTTTTTGCCATAAATGCGAAAGCAAATCTTGCCCAAACACCAAAGTTATAGTTACAATATGCAACGGGAACTTCTGTCCCAATATCATAATTAATCAAATCATTATCACCAGGATTATTATACCAAACAAGTATTTCATCCGGTGGTAATGTTTGATTTTTGAGAGCTTCCATTTGTTCATTCAGATTCTCCCCTCTTTTGTAACCATTTAATATAACCGTTATCATAAATCTAATGCTTCTTTAATATTTTCTGTCCAAACTTTTTGCGAGTAACATTCTTCGTATCTTTGTTTAGCTGTATTGGAACATTTATCGTAAAACTCTTTATCTTCTTTTAACATAATTGCTAACTCTCTTGCACTTTCCAAATCATTAACCATTACCGATGTATATGGGTGACATAACATTTGAGTATCCACATCCATATTACCAATACAAGGAATTGAAAAGTATGCACAATTTAAAGCGAATGTACCAGCTGCCACCGTTGGCATCATATGAATACCATATTTGAATGTTGATAAATTTTGCATCCATTCACTCCACATCATTCTTGGTAAGTGATTTAAATTATCCACACTACCTTCATTCTCTCTCATAGCATGCGATGTTTGAGCCCAAATAGGAACTTCAAAATTACCAGCTATCATATAACTTTCAAACCCACCATACCATCTTGCGAAGTTACCACCTATAATTGCTTTATCTTCTTTTGTGGGTACAATATCTTTGATTAGAGTATCAATCATTAATGTACCAATTGGTCTTACTTTTTTATTAGGAAATAATCCTTTATAGTAATACACATCTGAATCATTATGTGTAAAGATTGAATCACAAGATTGTAAGAAGTTATAGAAATAAATTTGGTCTGCTATCTCATAATCGTTGTACCACCAATGAGGTCCTTCTTGAATATAGTGAACCGAAGTATTACCTTTTTCTTTTATTCTACCAACAATATCTTGCTGAAGTAATTCTGAAAATGGATTAACTCCGTTTACCAATTTACTTCCTTCCGAACTTAAAAATGTTTTACCTTTTGGAAATATAACAAAGACATGGTCATAACCTGTCAAATTTTTATCTGCACCAAACAAATGAATATTAAAATGGTCAGCATCTAAAGCATGCATCCAAGCAAACTCCGTTCTCATATTTGGGTGATTAGTTGGAACTTTACCAACAAATCCCATTTCAGTAAGGAAAGCTATTTTAGATTGTAGCATAATAATCGTTTTGTTTTTCTTGTCTTTCGATTTGTTTATGATGATACAAACAAAATTGTTCATCTTGTGGTAATACTGAAAGAGTATTATAACCTGCGATTCTTTCATGTACTTTACCTTGCCATTCTATTTCAGATGTTCTTCTATAAAGGCGTGTTTGATAATCAGGAAAGTTTATCCATTCTTTTTCATCCACTTTCCATCCCCATTTTTTAATGTGCTCATTAGTCAATCCAGTAACCGTATTAATACGAGGTACAAAGAAAAGGTCTACTTCTTTATTATATTCTAAAAGTTGATGGATATTTTCAACCATATATTCGGTAGGTGTTTCATCTGCATCGATTTGGAAAATGAAAATTCCTTTTGCGTGATTTTTTAAATTATTTTTATACGATGCAAAATCTTTATTTAATGGGAATCCAATTACTTTTATTTTTGAAGCATGTATTTGAGAAATTATATCCAAATAGTTTTTTATAGCTTCTGTTGCAGAATCTGAATCATATTGTATTAATATTTCATCTTCTTGTCCAATTTTATCTTTTAAAAAATCTATTAAGGTTGTAATTTCAGTAAGTTCATTACAAACCGTTATTGCGTAGGTAACATTTATCATAGGTACAAATATAAAACTTTTTTTTCAAATTACCAAATGTAATTTATGTATATGTATATATAGATATAAATATAGAATTTTAAAAGAAAACACAAAAAAAGGGATAGTTTTTTTAGAACTATCCCTATTATATTTTTTATTAATTTTTACTATGGACCTACAGCTACCGTAATCCAATTTGAACCATTGTAAAATAACAAAGCCCCACCTGCACCAGATGCAGATACAACCAATGTACCAACAACGGCACTTATAGTTGCGGGTGGCGTTACTCCACTAAATGTAGTTGTTCGTATTCTACTTGCTGCATATATATCAGTAGAACCACTTATTGTTAATACTCTAGTTGTACCATCATACGTCATAGATGATTCAACATTTCCTGCATTTGTAATAACACCATCATAAGTAATAAGCCCATTATCAGTAGTTCCAGTTAGGATTAATGCTCCGCTTGTTCCAGAAGTACCATTTGTACCACTAACACCACTACTACCCCCACCACCGGTTAATCCGGATGTACCCGATGTACCATTAGTACCAGAAGTTCCAGAAGAACCAGTAGCATCAACTCCGTTTATACCAGATGTTCCAGATGTACCACTACTCCCAGCTGCTGAAGATGTTCCGGAAGAACCAACAGTACCAGATGTACCACTACTTCCACCTGTACCATTTATACCAGAAGAACCTACTGCACTTGTGCCTGATGTACCGGAGCTACCACCCGTTCCAGATGAACCAAACCCATTTACACCAGATGTACCGTTTGCACCAGATGTTCCCGATGTACCAGTTCCTCCACTTGCTCCACTTGTACCAGAAGTTCCATTTGTACCACCACCTCCACCGGTTATTGTTACAGTAACCGCACCACTTCCATTATTTGCTAGTGTTGCTCCACTAAAAGTTATTTGACTAACTGCCGATACTGGAACGTTTGGTACTGAATCTGCAATTGTTAATGATGCACCTAACGAAGCAGTTGCTATTTGTAAATTATTTTTATTCGTAGTTCCACCAACCCAAACATATCCTTGTCTTAACGATGCAGTTACACTGCCATTGATATCTAATGAACCAGTTATTTGTACATTATTTGTTGTTGCTACCACAGAACCAGTTATTCTGAATATACCATCGGTTGTTGTAGTTCCTCCACCAAATGATGATGTTGCTACCAATCTTGCTCTATTACCAGCCCCACCAACCCAAGCATATCCACTTGCCAATGATGCAGTTAATGCTCCAGATGCTGATATATTACCAATTACAGTTAATAAATTACCATCAAATAATAAATTAGATTCCACAGTACCCGATGTACCACTATTTGATGTAATTACGCCATCATCAGTAGTTCCACTTAAAATCAATGCTCCACTTGTTCCAGAAGTTCCCGATGTACCAGAAGTTCCAGATGACCCATTTGTACCTACACCAGATGTACCGGAAGTTCCTGATGTTCCTGATGTTCCATTGATTCCTGATGTTCCATTTACTCCAGAAGTTCCAGATGTACCAGTTTGTCCAGATGTTCCAGATGTACCAGATGTACCAGAAGTTCCTTCACTTGCGTTTGTTCCCGATGTACCAGATGTACCAGATGTACCATTTACTCCACTCGTACCATTTACCCCACTCGTACCATCCACACCACTGGTTCCAGAAGTTCCGGATGTTCCCGATGTACCTGCACTTGCGTTTGTTCCCGAAGTACCCGAAGTTCCAGATGAACCAGAAGTTCCAGATGTACCAGAAGTTCCTGATGAACCTGCTTGTCCAACTGCACCTTTTGTATTTATACTCCAAGAAGTATATGTACCACTACCACCCACACCACCAGTATCAATATCAGCTGTGAGAAGTCCGTTTGCCGAATTGTATGTTAATACCGTAACATCTAATTTATTAGTTGCAGTATTAGCTACTATCATTTGCTGACCAGGTGTCCAAGACAAACCAGTTCCTATTGTTATTGAAATGGTATCACTATCGGTAAGTGTAGTTAAATTTAAAGAATTTGTTGATGTTGATGTGAATAAATCACCCTTAAGTCCAGATGTTCCAGAAGTTCCACTTGTAGCAGATGTTCCCGATGTACCTGAAGTTCCACTTGTAGCAGATGTACCTGAAGTACCTGAAGTACCAGCAGTTCCTGCCGTACCTGTACCCGAAGTACCGGCCGTGCCACTAGTTCCACTCGAACCAGATGTACCTGATGTACCCGATGTGCCCGATGTACCTGCGTTTATTAAACCTTCTAAAAACGTTAGGTTATTATCCATCTCAGCGGCTGTGAGTGGAGTCCCTTTAGGAATTCTTGTTACTAATGCCATATTTTATAATTACTAATTAGATTGCTATAATAGTAAATATAAATATTGTTTAAAAATAAAATAATTAAACTTTAGTTTTTGCTTCAGTTGGGGTTGGTGTTTCTACCGGTTCTGGAGTTGTTGGCTTGGGTTTTTCCGTTTTAAGACGTAAAATCGGATGTATTGATTTAAGAAAATCTTTTTTGAATTTAACTTCAGATGCCTGTTTTATTCCTTTTAAAGAATAAGTTCTATATGGTGTTGGATTTAAGTTATAAATTGGACTAGTTTTTACAAACTGGCTAAATAACCCACTACCATCTTTGCCACTCTTTTTTAATACCTCATCCAATGTTTTGGATTTCCCCCATGCTTCATCGGTAATACTTGGATTAAATAACGGTTGTAACCATTTAAAAAATTTATCAGGTTTTATTTCACTTAATTTTATACAAGATATTATTTTTTCAGGAGAAATACCTATCACAAATATATAAGCAGTATTATTACCAGAAAAACTTTTTTGTTTACCGTCCGCATACACATACGATTCAACTATATATACGTTTCTTGGTTTAATCGCCGTTTTACCAACGCTTATTTCTGCTTCTATATATGATTTGTATAAATTTGCGAACGGCATTTTAAATCTTATTTAATTTTGGTATTTGCATTTTCGTTGAATTCACACTTGGCATATTAAATGGAATTAATTTGGGTTGTTCCTTTACATAAGTATTAAGTATTTGCTCAAATTTTTCATTCATTTTATCTAAGGTGAAGTTTTTTAAAGTATTTTCTCTCAATCCTTTTGATTTATCTAAATAAGAATCATACTTGTTATATACATCATATATCTTATTAGCTGCGTTTGAATAATTTGCAGTAAACCATTGTGCTTCTTTCATACAAAATTGGTCAGCTGCTGATTCATGCACAGGTGTTAAATTACCTTCTAATAAAACTGCATTATCCGGTGGTAGAAAGTCCATTTGTCCGCTCCAACCACTTGCAATAATTGGTTTACCTGTTAGGGTAAATTCGGCCATAGGTCTACCATATCCCTCACCTTTAGTAAATGATATCATTGCTTTAACTTTTGGATGATGGTATAAATTACTCATATCAGTTTCTTCCATATCACCATGTAACAAATATATAGATGGACATTTATCGCCGTATGTTTTTAATACACCTTCAAGTTTTTCTCTAGTTGCTTCTCTATCTATAACACTAAATCCAGCGTGTGATGTTTTAACAATAAGTCCTGGTCTTTTATCTTTTGGAAGATATTGGAATACAGTTGCAAATGTTTTAATTGCCATACCAATATCTTTTCTATCTTGTCCTAAATCTCCTTTTAACCAATGTCCTACAATTAAGAAATTAAAATCCTCTTTTACATTAGCTAATACATCAGTACCACTTCCTTTGGAAAATATTTCAGTGTCAACTCCTTCAAAAAGAACTTCAATTGGTTTTGTTACTTTGATTTCTCCAACTATTTGGTCAGTTGCATTATCTTTTTGTTGATATACAGTTCCACCAATATTTTGTTTTGTAAAATGGGATGGTTCTATAATTAAATCCATCTTATTAGAACCATCGATAAAATCTTTTGGACAGATTGTAGTTTCTACGCCGGCTGTTATACCAATACTATAATGTCCCTTTGGTTCAAATTCATTTGCTACTGAAACCTGTATAAACACATCTGGTTTTTCTCCTACTTCTGTAATAACTCTTTCTAACATCCATCTACCAAATTCACTTTCACCATCAACTTGGTTTTGTGGAGTGCTTCCCCATCTCAAAGGTATAATTTTAATATCATACTTATCCATCTTGCGTAGGGATTTCATTAAATCTCTACAATGGTCACCGTAACCGCTACGAGTGAATATAGGTCCTTGAAATACTAATGTTGACTTATTCATATTTTATAACTTATTTTATTTTAAATACCGAAAATCTTTCACGAGGTTTCCAATTTTCAAATGTAGATTCAATTCCATCAACTAATGTTTGACACATATTTGTATGTGTTAATCCCATTTGATTGACAAACGCCTCTCTGCCCTCTAATGCGTTTGTTTTACGAACTTCTTTTGGTGTGTTATACATTTTCTCAATTGCTTCTGCAACATCCTCTATATCAACTCTATCATCCCAAATATAAGGTGTTGGCACAGACCCTGCTAATGCTAATGCTCTACTCCATACTGGTGTTACCCAAGAACCAGGAATAGCTTTACCTTCCCACTTTCTCCATTCGTGCAATGAACCAATTTTAACGTAATCTTCGGCAGTTAACATTTTTCCATCAACTGCAAATCCACATTGGTCTTGCAATCCACCAGTTACGTTTACAATTATAGGAGTTCCTGCCATTATTGATTCTGCAGTTGCTAATCCAAATCCTTCGTTGTTAGCAATGTTGATTGTTACATCTGCTATATTATAGATAAGATTTAATTCTTCTTGAGGTCTTCTCTTTTCTGAAAATATAATATTACATTCAGGTGCCATTACATCTATTACCGCAGGTAAATCAGTTCCATTTTCATCCACAGGTTGTGTATGCATTACTAAACAAACTTTATCTGCTTTTTCCTTACCAATCTTATCACAAAACTTTTTAAATGCTACAATAACATCTGCAGGTTGTTTTCTTCTGATATTACGATTTGACCAATATAATACAAAATCATAATCCTTACCACCTAAAATTTCTTTACGGAATTCAGCAGAGACTTCTGCTGGCTTATATATGTTTGTATTAATACCATGTGGTACATATCCTACTTGCCAATCCTTTTTAGGTTTCCAAGTTGGTTTAGTATCTAATGCTGATAATCTTTTAATGATACCATATGTTTGACGAGATATACAACCAATCCAATCACAACTTTCATAGAAGTTACGATTATATAATGGGTCTGGTAAATCATCCCAAATTGCGTAGAATAAAAGAGGAACATTTTGTCTGATTTCATGTTCGATATCATACAACCACGTCCAATAACGAGGGTCAGTAAAGTGTAAGATAGCATCAGGCTTTTCGGTATTGATTAATTGTCTAATCAAGTCCGCATTACCATAACCATTCCAAGGAAGTATCTTTACATTAGCATCCGCGATACCATAATTTTTTTGTATATCTTCACTAACATCTAAAACCTTACCAGCTTCTGGATGATTAATTGCGGCTCCTACTTGAAACCAATCGTACTTATGTACTGTGCCTAATACTAATTCTTTTGATACGGTGGCAATACCACTTGCCATTCTTAAGTCATCTGAAAGTAACAGAATCTTCTTTTTTGCCATAACTTATTTGTGTTGTTAAAATTGTGAACCTGAAATTTGTAGTTTTACATATTCATTCATTTCGCTTCTAAAACTTTCGTCTGAAACGTATCTTTCTACAGTTCTATTTACCAATTTTTGTAGGGTAACCTCTGAATTAAAAGATACTTTTTTAAATGATGAATATACATCTTTCAATATTTTTACGGTTGTTAGTTTTGTGTTTCCTTGTTCCATTGTAGATATTGTTTTTATATATTTGTATATATAAGTATATTGTAAATAAAAAAACAATAATTTTTAAGGAACTTTTTTATTTACTCGCTTTTCCATCACATATCCCTCTACTCATAAACTCACACCATTTACAATTCTTTTTATTTTGTCCAGGTACTTTAGGGAATTCGATATCTTTAAACGCACCACCGTCATCAAACACAGTATTAATGAATTCCATAAATTCATCATATACTTTATTAACTGAGGGTGAGCCGTTAGGAGGAACGTGCTTTGATATGTATGGAATTGGAAATGCAGAATCTTCAGGTAGTTTTCTTCTCATTATCTGATATTCTACTTTTATTTTAGTAAGAGGAATATTAAATAATTCTGAGTAGTACTTTTTATATAGGAGGATTTGAGAATTTTTCATCTTATCCGCTTTCTGATATTGATTCCAACCCATTGTTGAAGTTTTTAAATCAACAATTATAATTGAATTTTCAGCTAAATCTTTCAATACAATATCTATGTAACCAATAAAATGAACACCCGGTTTAATATTTGCATTTAATGGAATTTCAATACCAACTAGTTCGTAGCCGGATTTGGAATAAAATTTACTACAATACTTTTTAAACCAACTAAGAATTCTCCTGCCATCACCATAAAATTCTTCTAATTCTAATTGAGTACACGGAGCACCCTCACTAAGAGCTTCCTTTTCTTTAGTAAAATTTTCTTTCATTCTATCCAATAACAATCTATCCAATTCAATTTCATCGGCTTGTTTTTTGGATACACCATACATTACCGAAAGATAGTGTTGGATAGTTTCGTGCATTGCACTACCAAATAGTGTGTGAATGTTACCAGAACTTTCACCTAATTTATCTATGTAGTTTAACTTATATTGTTGGGGGCAGCTACTCCACATTGAGTACTGCGAAAATGATACTTTTGCCATTATGTTTGTTTAAGCCTTAAAGATACGAAAAAAGGGTGAGATTACCAAATTATACTTTAAGTTTTAACTTAGTAATTTCTTTTGGATTTGTACCGTACGCCTCGGCAATTCGTTTAATTTCTTCTCTACCAGTGGTACTTTCATATAATATATCTAAATATTCAGATGCTTCTCTGCTAGAAACCATAAACCATTTGGCTACCAAATCGATAATCCATTGTTCATAATCTTTTACCGATTTACCTTTCATATAACGAAGATATGCTTTTCCTTTTGGTATGACTCCAATTAATGCTTTATAAACTGCTTTAGGAGGTGCCTCTTGAATATATGGTTGTATTTCCGCTACCACCTCAACCCAATCAGGATTCATAGACATATAACGTATAATTAACCAATTACTCCAAGTCTTTTTATCAGCATCTTCTAGCTTATCCCAATACTTTGGGTCCTGGTCTTTTGTAATTGCATTGATGTGGTCGAATAATCCTTTTGCCATTAGTCTTCTACTTTTAAACCCGGAGGTAATAAATCATTTAATACTTCACCACAATCACCACATAAGAATAACTCTACGGGTAATACTTCATCCTTTGGTTTACCAGTTAATAACTTTGAAATCTTACGAAATCCAAAACCTTGTACGAATATTTCACCACCACATTTCTTACATCCGATTGCTTCAGTTTTTTCTAAAGGTATTGGTTTTTCTTCTTGTCCTCCGATTGGTTGTCCACCTGCTCCTAAAATGTTAGCCATGTTAAATAATATTTAAAATTTGAATTAATGTAGCCGCTGCGATAATTTCTTTATCAATTGCTACTGCTGATTTAGCAACACCATCACCTAAAACTAAAATTACATTTGCAGTATTTTCTCCTGCATAATCATCAACTTTTTCATATAGTAATGTATATAGGTCAGAAAAATCAGTAGCTTTCGAATCAAGAACCGTCTGTCTAATTTTCATATATTTGTTTCTCTTATCATCATTTGATTTAAGAACTTCAAGAACTTTCAACTTATAATCATTCTCTAAAAGATTTTGTACATCAACTTGCAATTTACCTTTAAGAGAATTTAATTGACAGGTATTAATAATCTTACGAATATCCGGATAAGAAGAATCGATAATTGGAACTAAATCTTTTGGGTTAAACTCAACACTTTCTGATTTTAAAATCTTACTCATTTGAATTGCCACATCTTTTTTAGTTGGTGGTGTAATTTGAAACGTTTGACAACGGCTTTGAATTGGTTCAATAATCTTTTCAATATAATTACAAGTTAAAATAAACCTACAATGTCTACTAAATGTTTCCATCAAATTTCTAAGGATAGCTTGAGCTTGAGGAGTCATATAATCAAACTCATCTAAGATAATGATTTTATATTTTTTGAATCCCATAGAAGATGCAAAGTTTTTTACTTTATTTCTTACGGTCTCAACATTGTTTTCATCAGATGCGTTAATCATCATAAAATCACATTCAATTGAACTAACAATTAGCTTTGCCAATGTTGTTTTACCAGTGCCGGCTTTTCCAAAAAATAAAAGATGAGGAATGTCTTCGTTTTGAATATACCCACTTACTTTATTTTTTAAGTGTTCATTTCCAACATAATCATCTAGTTTAGATGGACGATATTTTTCCACCCATAATGAGTGATTTATTTGTTCTTCTTTAAATTCAAACATATTTTTATTTTTTATTTTCCAGTTGAACCGAATCCGCCTTCGCCTCTTTCGGTATTATTTAATTCATCTACTTCGTAGAATTCAATTTGTGGATGTGGTATGATAATGATTTGTGCAATTCTATCACCTATTTGATATTTTTCAGATTCATTACCTTTCAACCAATTAGTTTTTTTGAATGTGGCTTGAATTTCTCCTCTATATCCACTATCAATTACACCTACACAATTTGTTAATGCCAAATCGTATTTTCTTATTGATGAACGTGGGAATACCAATCCTACAAAACCATCTCTAATTTCCATAGCCAATCCCGTACCATAAGTTACATCGGTAGTTGTTTCTGATATAATTCTAGTTGCTACTAAATCCATACCAGCATCACCATCTTTAGCATATGATGGGATAACTGCGTTTTCATGTAATCTTTTTATATTAACTTTCATTTTTCACACTTTTAAGGTTATGTTCTCTTAATTTTTTTCCTTCATCTGAAAGTTCTCTAGCGAATAATTTAAAACGTTTACCATTTTGTTTACTTGTAAACGATATGTAAGCATCTTTAGTATTACTAATAGTAAATGTTACAGTTGGTTCTTCATTCGTCATATCTTCTCCTGTCCATGCAAATATTTGTGGCTCATCTCCATCAAATTGGAATACCCATTCGCATTGTTCTAATTTTTCAGATGGTTTCATTTTTAATTCACCAATTGGTTCTAATTTTTCTTTTTGTGTTTTTTTAGCCTTTGCCATAATTTTATTTTGTTTTACAAATATACGAAAAAAAGTTTAGAATTCAAAAAACTTTTTTGCGTTTTGAGAATCAGCGGATGCTATTTCCCATTTTAGAGCGTTATAGAAATCAGTTAATTTGTTTTCCAACTCCGCTTTATAAATTCCATCCCTATCAACATATTGATTGATAAAATCTAAAATTTCGATTGGGTCATTATAATCTCTAAATGCCACAGTTTCTATCCCCAATGGATTACTTTTAAGATATACCCATTTAACCTTTTCACCGTCTTTAATTGGTTCGTATTTAAACGGACATTCAAAGAATTTGAGTAATCGGTTATATGTAATACCGGCCTTAACGTGAGCAGGTGTTCCTTTTTGAAAAGTAGCAATAGCTAACCCACTATCTTTTCTCCACTTACCTTTATCGTATTTACTTAATTCTTTAATAGCTCCACCTTTGGCGATTTTATTAATACGAAGATTAGGTAAACTCTTTTTAAATTCTAAAAGTGATTCATTTATTTCTTCGTTTGTTTTACCCATTAAGATATCTTTCAACATCTTAGCCATAAAGTCCTGAAATGCTTTGGGGAATGATGAACGTACTACGTCTAATCCCTTTACATCCAACTTATCACAAGGAATACCATTCTTTAAAATCATCCATTGAGCGTATCTTTTCTTTGCTACCCAAAATCCCGCTTTACTGATGTATTCTTTCTTAATCTCAAAACGATGTTTTTCTTTTGGAATACAAAAAAATCTTTCAGCTAACAAATTGTAGAATGAATTTAAAAACAATTGTGTTTCATCTGCAATGGTATTAACTTCTGCAGCCATTCTATTTTGGTCAAAGGTTTTGTACTCAGGAAATCTATGTTTTACTAACGGCTCTGCCATCATATAGATTGAATCGGTATCTATGTAAACATTATAATCATCTTTTGTACCTAACTCTTTTTGATATTTTAGATTAGCCATTTCCGCAGTTTTATTAATTACGGTTTGACCGGTAATAGTTACGGCTTCGGCGTTATCAATATCATAGAAACGAAATGCTACAAGTCCTAATACACCATACATTGAATTCAAAAGAATCTTTTGTACTAATTGTCTTTTTGCATAAAAATCATACAATTCAGTATTACCTTCTTCTCCATATTTTTTTTCTAACTTTCTGAACTCAACTCTTTTATTAAACCAATTATCTAAGATATCTGCAATTAGTCCCGGCTTCTTTTGAGTATATAACACCCCATTTGCAGCTACACCTAATTGATTATCTTTGATAACTTCTTCTAATTCTTTTCTATTATATGTAAACTCTTTTGTTTTCCCAACAACGGTGTATTGTCTTTCTTCACCCCTAACCCAAGATTCAGGATCCCAATTTGAAATCTTACCAACCTTAGTTTCCGGTGAAATATTTAGGGTCATAATGATTGATGGGTATAGGGATGTTAAATCCAAATCATAAATCCAATCATACTTACCAACAATCGGTTCTTTCACATACGCCCCAATAAACTTATCTTCACCCGCTTCCGATTGTTCGGCGAGTTTATCTTTGTGATTTTTTGGTTTATTTGGTGCTACTAATTTTTTTGTTTTAAGATACGCCAAACATGCACCTTCTAAGTATTTTGATGAAAAAATATAATCTTCATATGGAGTAAAACCGGAGTGACAAATTGCTCTACTTAATTCAATAAATTGAAGTTTTGCATCCATCGTTACAATCAGTTCTACGTCAGTAATGTTGTACTCAATAAATTTTTCTAAATCATTTTCAAATAGGTCATCCAAACTTCCTTCATATTCCAGCTTACCTCTACCCAATTCTTTTGTCGCTATGTGATTGAGTGTATAAGAACTCTCTAACCCAAAATTATATCTTTTATATAATCCGATATAGTCCATAACACTAACACCTGCAATACTATAACGATTACGATATGGCGACCAATATGTTTTACCTATTGAGGAAAGACGATTGGCTTGTTTTTCTCCTGCTACGTTTCTAATACGATTATAAAGATATGGAACGTCAAAGAAATCAATATTCCATCCTGTCCAAATTGTTGCATTTATACTTTCAATATAGGTAATATACGCATTTAATAATTCTCTTTCACTTTTGTAAATATGAATATGCACATCTCTACCATCTTTTTGGAATGATTTACCATTTACTTTGCCATTTTTATCAACAACAAATACGTGATATTCTTTTGTAGCATCATCGTGTGCAGCTATTGAAGTGATTTCATTTTCTGCTTTTTCAATATTTGGTAAACCTGAATTCATTTCTACCTCAATATCAAATGTCAAAACGATGTGTCCTTTAGATGGTGTATCAGCATTATATAAATCAACCAATACCCTAGTTGTTTCGGGTACATCCGATTCGAATAATTCTTCACCACTATCTTTTTCCCATTTATCTACTTTAGTTAAACGGTCCCCATACATAGATTCATATTCTCCGTTTGGGTCTTTGATATATGCGTATTTTTTATAAGGAAACGTGCGATACCCCATCGTATCATCCCACAAGTGAATTAAGTTCCGGTTTCTTTCAAAGAAAATATTTTGATACATCTATTATGTTATGGTTTATAAAATATAAAAATTGGTTCGTATTTGTAAAATTGTCCTTCTATTTTCATAGAATTCTTCGCTTTGGATAAATCCATTCCCGTCATAGGACTCATTGTCATTCTCAACTTACCTTTGTATTCACATCCTAATTGTGTAAGGATATCAATACTATCTTGTTCTAATGGATAAAATTTATCAGGTCCAACTTTAATATCTGCGATATTCCAACAAACGTATCTATCATTTCGTAGGTATTCAAAAATTGTTGTAAGTGTTGGTTTTAAGAAACCATCTCTCCAACTTTCATAGTTACCAAATTTCTTAAATGATTGTGAATCATCATCTGAATATCTTTCTCTATCGAAATACGGAGGTGAAGTAAATGCGAAATCTAATTTACCCTTATACTTTTGAAATCTCGGGTCATCTGCAATAACTTCCGAACCTGTTGTAAAGAGTTCGTATGTATTCGCGTGTCCCCAAAATGGATTAGCCGCACCAGGAACTTTGTTGTTAAAAAACTCCGCAAGATATTCATAACGAGTTTTACCAATTTCTGGTATTTGGTTTTCAGTATTAGGGTCATTACCAATGTAATGTATATTTCTATCATCTAGACTCAATGCTCCTAATATTCGTCCACCCCAACCAGCTGAAGGGTCATAAATGTTAATTACATCCTGCTCCTTAATATGTTGAGTAAACCTTTGATACAAATACTTTGCAGTAAGTGGTGGAAAGTTTACAACTGCCTGTGTACCCATACCGATACGAAATGCTGCAGTTGCTTCAGGAAATATTCTTTGTCCTAATGGATATATTTTAATCTGAATAGGTTGTTTTGGAACGTCAATAAGATTATCAATGTTATCACCCCAATCCGCAGTTTTAAGTGAAGATATATTTTCATATTTTAATATGCCGGCATTATAAAGGTCTCTAACCTCTTGTGCAGTTATTGGTGGTGATGGAACTTTACTATCCGCTTGTGATAAGCAAAATCCATATCCATATTTGCTATTACCACCTACCCACGTCTCAATCCACTCTTTACCACTTTGAATATGTGAGTTATGAAATTCTGGATTATCTAAGTGCAATGTTTTAGAAAAACGATACATACCATCTTGCCTAGTCAGTCTTCTCATTTGTTTGATGAATTCTGGTAAATAGGTATCATCTGAAAATACATCGTAAATTGATGGCTTTGGTTTATCATACGCCGAACCACCTATTCCTGTTTTATACATTGCAGGAAAGAATTGGTTGACGGGTGTGGCGAATTTATTAAAGTTAAAGATGACTTCATTACCGTCATCATCTTTTTCTTCAAACTTATTTACTTTATAGGTTTGTAGTTTAGAGAACTGCTCAATCATTTCTGATTCATCAACACCAATTCTAGGTGGCGCTCCAGTCTCATTCCACTTTCTTACTGCGAGTTCTCTAAAAAATGCCACCCACTTTCCAAAATCGGTGAATGGCATTTTTAGAACTTCTTCGTATAATAAGTTTACTTCCGGTTCGTATAACCAGTCATTCTTTTCATAGAAATATTTTTTCTCGTAGTTAAAACTCATTATGCAGTTAATTGTTGTTCTACTAAGAAATATTTTGCATTGAAATCATCGATTTTGAATTCAACGTGCGAAATACCTTGTGTAGATACTTTTAATACAACGGATGTTGCCTCTTTATTAGCGGTTAAAATTTCTTTCAAATATTTTGCAGAGAAGGAAATTGGTTTAATTTCAACATCATATGCTTTATCAACTACAAATACAACTCTGTTTGAATTGATGTTTGAGTATCCTAATACAATTTTCAATTCTTTCTTTTCGGTAAGAATAGTAAATGTATCAACTTCACTTAATGCGTTTTTAGCTTTGATAAACTTATCAATAAATGCACCATCGAAATTGATATCAACATCAAACTCAGGAAGTTTTTTCAAATCTGGTACATTTGGAATAACTGCCAAATCCGCCAATTGAAATTGAACTTTTGTATTTTCACTCTTAATGAAAATATTCACCGCTTTACCTTCAATTTCTTGTGTTTCCAACTCAATATCTTCACCAACTACTGAAAGTAGTTTTGATAATGTTGACGTTGTGTACACACCTAAATCAGGTGAAGTAAATGCGAAGTTGTCTAGTTGAATCTCTCCTAATACAGTTTTGTCATCGGAAATAAAACGAGTAACTAATTTGTTATCTCCTGCTTTCCAAGCTACTGATTCTACTAATCCACCCAAACTATACTTTTGGATAAATCTTGTTAATTTTGCTTTGTTCATTTTTGTTTATGTTTAAATTTTAAATTGTGAATACAAATATACGATAATTTATTCAAATTACCAAATCTATTTTTCCCAAATCCATATTGGTTCTCCAAATGCGTGGTTTTTGGTTTCCTCCGCCTTTTCTTTCAATTCATCCGAATAATATTCAGATACAGCCATCCCAGCACCTCCACTATTAGGTCTTTTTGTCATTTCCATACCAATACATCCTTTGTAAATTAACCCCTTAGATTGAAGGAAATCGTTCATAGAATTAACTATATCTACATATCCCTTATCCGGTGCCGAAAATACATCTGCAATATTAATTGCCAGTATTCCACCTTTTTTTAAGGTTGGTATAATTTTCTCTAAAGTTGTATGAAAGAACCCTTTGTTCCAATCATCAAACTTTTTATACCTAATCCAACTTTGAGTATCGTCAAACGAATATCTTTCGGTATTAAAATACGGTGGTGAAGTAAAGATTGTATCAAAGAAATTTTCATACTCTGAATAATCTACATCTTCCGCTGCCGCTTCCAACATCTTTGCATCTTTATCTTCTTCAAAGAACGTTTTATGTTTTTTATAAAACTCAATTTGGTTTTGATAGTTAGAGTGATTGTTACTATTCGGGTCAATGCCTAAATAAAATTTAGTTGTTTCTCCGGCAAAGAATCCAGCTAAACGGTCACCCCATCCTGCTGAAAAATCCATTACATTTTGACTTTGGAACTTATCGTAGAATGCTTTTGCTATGACCGGCTTAAATTGTGATGCTACATACTTTCTCAATGTTGTTGCCATCTTTAAAGTTTCCATAGTAACATCCAATAGCATTTTATCCAAAGTAAAATACGCTCTTACAATCGTTTTAATACCATCAACTGTCTGCCATGTCTTCCAACCCGATGGTGTTCTAACCCAATCAACCTTCCAACGATTTTCAATGTGGAAAGGATTTGATGCATTATTACCAACGTTTGTTCTTCTAAAATAATATTCAGAACCATCGTATGTTAATGGATACGTTGATACTCTTTCATTACGAGGAAACCATTTACCCTCAACTAATATATCAGGCCACCAAGTACCTTTTAATTTTTTATACGCATCCAAAGTTTGTTCTTCGGTGATATTTGGAATTGGTGGTGGATATGTGTGAAGGACTTCTGAAAGTTCATCTACAATTTCTTCTTTAGTATAAGTTTGAAGAATAGTTTGCCATTCGTCTTTTTCAATACGAATATACGGTTCCATTCCATAAAACTTTTTAAAGTATTCTTTTATTATAATTTTTTCCATATCCACACAGGTTCACAGAAAGTTTTGTCTGCCGCTTCTCTTGCTTTTTCTAAAGCTTCTTCGGTATATCTACCTTCATCTCCCTCAATAATAGAATTTGCACCAGCACTACCTGGTCTCTTTGCCATTTCCATTCCCAGACATCCTTCGTATTCCGCACCTAATGTTTGAATAAAATCATTCATTGGATTACATATCTCTTTATAACCTTTACCATCACCTTTAGATGCTGCATATACATCTGCGATATTGATTGCAAGAATACCACCTTTTTTTAAAGTAGGCCAAACGTTTGCAATTGTTTTATGAAGAAACAATTTATTCCACGCATCAATATTTTTATATCTAACCCAACTTTGAGTATCATCGTAAGAATATCTCTCTACGTTGAAATAAGGAGGTGAACTGAATATAATATCAAAGTGATTTTCATATTGAGTTAAATCAGCATCTTCTGCTGGTGAAATTATAAAATCTGCTTTCTTTTCAGTTTCAAAAAATGAATTGTGTTTTGTATAAAATTCAGCTTGAGTATGATATATTGGATGGTTTTCTACCCTAGGGTCTATACCTACATAATGTTCTCCATTCTCAGATGCAAAGAATCCAGCTAAACGGTCACCCCATCCTGCTGATATATCTAGTACATTTTTACATTCATAGAAATCATACAATACTTTTGCAGCATTTGGTTTAAATTGAGAACAAATATATTTTCTCAAACTCAAACAAACTCTTAAAGAATTTCTATTTACTTCATCAAATTTAAGAGTATATAATCCACCCATTAAGGTTGTCATAAATTCTTTACTAGCCCAAGTTCTTTTTGGTCCAGGTGAAACGGTGCCATCAACACTCCAACGATTTGATTGTTGGAAATGGTTTGATGCATCATTACCGGTATTTAACCTACGAATATATTGTGGTTTACCCTGAAAATCTAATGAATATCTAAATTCCGATGCTTTTCGTGGAAACCATTCACCTTCAGTAAATAAGTTATTCCAACGAATGCCTTTTAACGCCAAATATTCTTTCCTAGCTTCATCTTCACTTATTTCCGCATAAGGAAGTTCGTAAGTCATAGCCACATCTGCCAATGATTCTTTTACATCATTAATTTCAAATGTTGTTTTTATATGCGTCCATTCTTTCGCATTAATGTGAAGATATGGTTTCATATCTTTAAACTTATCAAAATAATTTATATACATACGTTGTTGATATTTTTATTAGCATCTAATTTTAATTTGTAAACTCCTCCAGGTATTTTACCATCGGTTTTACTTGTCCAAAATAAATCACCTTCTCTAACAAACCCAAATCGTTCATAAAAACGAATTGCATTTTGATTTTCATCTCTAACAGTTAACCATATATTTTCAGTATGTCTAGATTTACAATGTTCTCGAAATAAAGATAATGTCATTACTGCTGCAGTTTTATTAGATTGATTACTTGCTATTTGGTGTATAATGAAATCGCCTTTCTTTTTATAAATGGGAGCTGGTTTGTGTGGAATGCTTAGTACCTTTTTTACAGCATTTTTAGAAATTTTTCCATTTGATTTGTATCTACTAAATGTAATAAATACTCCATCCTGAAGTACTAAGTTTCCTTTTAAAATATATTTTTCTAATTTAAACCCTTGTTCATATAAGTGAGGGAATATTTCAGGATATAAGTCAATGATAGCCGAAGTTTGATTGATAGATTCTATCATTTCGGTTGTGCCCTTATCGGCTTTTACAAAGTTAAGCATATTCAAAGAATTTATTTTGATTTATTTGGTCTTTATACAAATATAAGGATTTTAATTGAGATTTCAAAGTCTCTTTTTTCGCTTGCATCATATCACCGGTTCTACATCCTTTCGCAAAGTAAACTTTAGGTCTATATAATAGTTCATCGGAAATTTCTCCTTTAAATGCAGCTCTTAATAATGGTTTCATATGTCCACCTTCTTTCTGATACAATGGTGGTATATTTAATGTGTATTCTACAAATGGTCTCCAACTATATGGTGTACGAACTTCAACAGTCCCACCCCACATAATGGATTGGTTAGTAGTTAAGAAGTTTGTTTTATGAACATCCTCTACTAACTTTCTTCTTGCTTTATCATAATCTTCCGGTCTCCAATGAAATGCTTGAATATGACCATAACTTCCCCAAATCTCATCCGATAGGTCTCCACTAAATACAACTTTGAATCCTAACTCATTTATTTTTTTAGATAAAGCTATTTGAGCAATTGCACTACCAACATTTTGCCATCTCGCTTGCTCAATTACATAGAGTGTTTCATCAACAGCATCTTCAACATCTTTTTCAGTTAAAATAATTTCATGTAGTTTTACGCCAAATTCTTTTGCAGCAATTCTGGCATATTTTATATCATCATTCTTAGTATCTCCATCTCCCATTGAAACCACAAATGCTTCGATATTAGGGTTTATCTTTGAAAGTATGTAAGTTGTTATCACCGAATCAATACCCCCACTTAAAATGGTGCAGATTGGAACGTCAGATACCATCTTTACTTTAACCGCTTCTTCCAACATTTTTCTAATATTGTTAACGATAGTTTCTCTATCATCATTTATTATTTCGTTTGGAAGTTTATAATAAGTTACCGTTTTATGTTCTAATGTTTTGTAATTATATTCTAAGTAAGTGCCAGGATAAATTGCTTTTACTTGTTTTTCGTAGAGGTCTGAAATAGGCAATCCTTTCTTTTCTGAGCAAAATACCAATTTACCATCGTTATCAATTGCATACCACAAAGGTAGTTCACCAACGTAATCCTTAACAATAAGTAATTTGTCGATTTTAGTGTCAACTATTGCAAATGAAAACATCCCATCTAACTCTTTAAAAACATCTACACCAAATTGTTCATATCCATTGAGGATAATTTCAGTATCAGATTTTGTTCGGAATGGTATTGTGATTTTTTCTTTTAATTCTTTTGTATAAGTACTATCCCACAACTCACCGTTATAAATTAAGCAAATGGTTTTGTCACCATTCCACATTGGTTGGTTTGCAGTATCAGAAAGGTCCTGAATAGATAGACGATTATGCCCCACATAAAGATTATTAATCTTTTCAACTGCGGAAGCATTTCTACCTCTATGAATTATTTTTTGTAAATGGGTATGAGTTTGCTTCTTAGAAGTAAACCAATTGCCGCCTATTATTCCACACATATAACAAATTTACGAAACTTTTTGGATATTACCAAATTTATTTTAACCCCTCATTAATAGCATTTACATACGCCATCTTAGATGATAACCCTTGAAATCTTTCAACAAGTACACCATCTCTTTCAATTATTACTACTGGAATTGATGTCACATTATATTGTTGCGATTCTTCGGGTGAATTATCAACATCATATTCTATGAATGTTACTTTATCTGCGAAATCATTTTTCAATCCTTCTAATACCGGTCCTAATGCTCTACAAGGACCACACCATTTTGCTCCAAATTTTTTAACTACTACGCTCATTTTTTTTTGTTTTATATTGTTCTTCTAATTCTATGTTTTCTTTTATATGGATTGGGTGATAAGGACAATGGCGGCAGCCACTCCCACAGCAATAACCTCTATCAATGTGATACTTAGGAGTGAAAACCACTTTACCATTTTCCAAATAATATAATTCTTCATCATTTTTCATTATTTTATTTCACACGCACCACCAGCACATGCCAATTCACCACTCAAATCAGTCATATCTTCTATTTCAACTATCTTACTTAAATCAACATCGTTTAATGTTTTCATAAGTTCATCATATTTTTCTTTAGTACAATCTTCAAAAGGAGCCTGAATATAACTACCACCATCATAAGGTAATACTGATAATCCATTATAGAATTCTTTATTCTCCCACATCCACTCTCCAACTGCTTTCCACTCATGCTCTCTAATAGAAATTGTTGCTGATACGTTGTGTGAATTATTTCCACTTCTATGACCCGGCTTAACCCACTCCCCATGTACTTTCTTAACTCTCTCTAATAATTGAATTGGTGATTCAGTTCTAAAGATAGCAGTATCAGGTGCTTTTTGTGGAATACCAATTACTGCCGTATCATGTGGTCTGAAATACTCATCCTCTACTAATTCAGGATGATTACTTGCTAAGTGTGTGTACATTGATTCGTTCTTTCCAACTCTTACTCTACGAATATAATAATCGTTATGCCAAGCGTGAATACCAGATGAAGTTCCTAATGCCAAAGAAGTAGTTCCAGCAGGCTTAACCGTTGTACATCTTGCCGATGCGTTAATACCTAATATCTCTGCTACTCTTTTGTTTTCTATTTTCACAACTTTTGCTGCTTCTTTCATATCCAATTTCAAAACTGCACCACTTCCGATTCCTGTCATTGAGATTCCTATTAAGGCATCCTTTTCAGTTGTTCTTTGCCATATAGGTCTTAAGTAATGAAAATCAGTATATCCAGCCTGTAATGTTCCTACAAATGCCGCTGCTTTAACTCTAGCATTTAATTCTTCTTGAGTATCAACATCACTTACATTCACTTCACATAAGTTACAGAATTGAAAAGGTCTTAACGCAATCTCACAACACGGATTAGTTCCCCAATCTTTATCGTTTGATAAGTAGATACCAGGTTCACCGGCTCCACTTGCTTCAATTCTTTTCCAAAGGTCTAAAAAATATTCTTTTGTAATTTTATGTCTCATTAATACAGCAGAGTTATTTGCTCTACCTCTTTGTGGATTGTTTTCCCACCACGCTCCACTCTTACAACTAATCATTTGTTCATCAGTTGCGGAGAATAAGGCGATTAATGCTGCTCTACGAATACCGCCTGCTAATACTGCATCAGCAATATGACAAACCATATCGTGCACTTCAATTGGTTTTAATTTCTCACCATTTTTCTTTGCATCTAAAATACCTTCTAATTTGATAAGGCATTCTTTCAATGGTTGAGGACCGGGTGCTTTACCACCTGATGTTACCAATCGTGCTCCTTTCTCTCTAATATCTCTAAAATCAAATACCGGCTTACTACCACCGAAGAAATATGCTTTTACAATTACTGAAACTGCATCAGCCCATCCTTCAATAGAGTCACCGATTAAAAATCTTCTTGTCTTATCAATAGATGGCTTTCTGATTTCAGGCAGAGCATCAACGTGATGTTGTTGTACTGAATAACCTACTCCAGTTCCACCCAATAGTAAGAACATAATTTCTGAAAATACTCTCCAATCATCTGCCGGTGCAAATGCACAATTGTAAATTCTATTTGGTGATAATTCAATTGGTTTACCTGCGAACTGCATTGAACGCATTGATGGTAATATTTTTTTATTCGATACGAATTTATATACTTCTTTTATTTCTTCTTTTAAATTTGGATATGTCTTTATATGCATATCCATATTTCTTTTTACTAACTCTTTCCAAGTTTCTCTCCTTTTTAATTCCGGTTTGTACTTTGCATACTTCATATAAACCGTAATGTCAGATAAAATTCGTGTTGAAATGTCCATTTTTTTTGTAAATTTTGTTTAGTGTGTTAAAATATTTCAGGAAAACCCCAAAATGTAAGAATAAATATAAGACATGACACTAAACGATACAAGTCTGTGGATAAAAACTCCACTTTTTTTGAAATTTATTCATGTCAAAATTCATAGTGTATTATAACATATAGAAGGGGAGTGTTACCTCCCCTATCATATTATGCTTTTTGCTCTGCGGTAGATGCTTGTCTGTACGCAGTGATTAATTTCTTCAAATCACCGATAGCTTTTCTAGCTCTTGATTTGTTTACTTTTTTAGTTCCGTTGTGCTCTGTTTCAAATTGTGTAAACAAAGTCTTCATTTGTTCGAATAGTTCTTGACTGTTCATAGTTTTTGTTTTTTATTGTTTTATTATTAACCTAATCCTGTAACTAATTGTGGTTTGTTACCAACCGGCATTGTTTCAACATATTTCTTATGTAATAGTTGTCTTTCTATTTCATTCCCGTTTGCACTAGCTTTTTGTGAGAGTACACCATCCGCAGATGTAGCGGTATAAACTTCTATTGTACCATGTGTAGTATCCATCTTTGCTGGGAATGTGATACCATCTTGTCCAAAACGATTCTTCATAATGTGTACTCTCGCCGTATTACTAAGTTTATCTTTTGCTTTCCTACTTAAACTCATAATAAAATCGGCGTTCATTACTTTTGCATATGAATCTGCAATTTTATCGGCTTCGATAATATCACTATCAATTGCTGAACGATTTGTTTGTGATGCTGTCCAAATTGGTATTCCTAACTCACCACTCATTCCTCTCAAATCAATATACACACCACCTTGTTCAGCGTATGTACTATCGGTTTTATTTGAATGTGATAGTAATAAATCGGCGTAATCAATAATGATTAAATCGGGTTTATTACCGGCTGCTATCATCTTCTCTAAGTGAGCCTGAATTGTTTTTGATGATGCTCCTTTAGGTGGATAGTATTTAACTTTAAGTTTACCTTTTAATCGTTTTACTTTCTCCAATACTTCATCTCTCCTTTGTGATAAATCAGATGATGCAATATGTGTAAACACAGTATCATATCGTAATCCAACATACCCTTGTGAAAGTTCTAATGTATAGTGAGCCACCGTCTTTCCAGCTTTTACAGCCGCTGCTCCCAATGCTGCTAAAACCCAAGTCTTACCAACACCGGATGGTGCTACTACAACTCCTAATTCACCTGGTCCTAACCCCCCATTCATCAATTCATTAATACATTCCCAATCAGTACGAACAGTATCTCTAGATGTTTCATCATAACGTTCTTCAAAATCCTTTAAGTAATCCATACCCAAATCAGCATCTACACCAACCTTTAGTGCTTTATCAACCAACTCTTTGATTTTATCATAGTTGCCTGATTTTAGTAAATCGATTGATTGTACAATTACATTCTTTAAGTTTTGATTAATACAAAATGAAGTAAATTCATCTTTAATATATTGTAGGTCTAAACCACCAATACTTTGATAAACTTCTTTTAATTGTACTATTATTGTTTTTTGTAAAACCGGATTATCAACTTTAGAAACTTGCACTTTAAATACATCCAATGATGGTAATCTATGATACTCGTTATAATACGCCACTACCTCATCTACAATCCATTTATTTGTTTCTGCTTCAAAGAATTTTTTATGGATAACATCACCCAATGTATCCAACATCCTGTCATCACTTAAAAGCGCTGCCACTACTTTGGTTTGAAATGATTGTCCGTATTTTGAAAGTGTATCTTCGCTCTGCATTTATCTTTATTGGTTTACAAATATACGATAATTTAGTGATTCCACCAAATTATTTTACTATTATATTCGTGTATGTTGATTTCAACCAATCGTTTATATCTTTCCAATTTTGAAGAATTTTATACTTCATAGCGGCTTTAATGAATTCCATTTTATCAAACTTTTTATTTGGTTCGTCAAAACGGTCATTAATTTTCAACTTTGTATTTGTGTTAATATGTGGTTCTTGCAATTGCATGAGTTGTCTATTTCTTAAAACATCATCTTTTTGTGCAAGTATATCTTCATAGATTTTAGCCTCTTTCCTTTTATCCTCGCAGATTTGAAATAATTCATCAAAAGTTATTTCTCTATCTTCCGATAATTCAGGAAATCTTTTAAGAACGGTCTTCAATCCACACCCTTTTACTCCAGGTACATTATCTGAATTATCTCCATCCAATGTTCTGAATAGTAAAAGATTTTGCGGATATATTCCCCATTCTTCTTTTACTAGCTCTCTATTGTAAAGTTTCTTTTTAGTTGGAGAAAACACAAATGTCTTTTCATCCACTAATTGTAAAAAATCTTTATCGGTAGAAACAATATAACATTCATCTTCTTCACCAAGCACATGCCTAGCTATGTGTCCAATTACATCATCTGCTTCGATACCATCATATATCATTGTAGTAATTGGTAAACTATCTAACAAGTCTACTAACCACACAAATTGTCTTTTCATTGAAATTTGTTCATCCTCTTGAGTCATCATTTCAGGATACTGACGATTAACTCTAAAACGATTCTTACCTCTATCAGCTTTATATCCTTCAAACAATTCTTTCCTGCCTTTAGAACCACCTTTACCATCAAAGGTTAAGATAACTCTAGTTGGATTAAATTGACGAATTTGATATCCGATTGAATTTAATGAACCAATAACTCCACCCGTATGGTCACCATCCTCATTCATAATGGGGTTAGTAGTCCAACTACGGATGAAGGTATTGAGTCCATCTATGATAAGAACTCTACCATTCCTTACCCTATGGACGTTTGATTCATGTTCTGTCTCAACTTCATTGAGTAATTTTTTGTATAGTTCTTTCATATTGTTTTGTAACCTTTATTAGTCACCTATCACTTCTGAGTCTGTCACCAAACTATCAGTATCAAGTGAATCTTTTTTGTATTGTGAAATTGTTGCTTCACAAATTCTTTTGTAGATTTGTTCTTTAACCTCTTGATTAGATTCTAATGTAGAAGGAAAATCTTTTGATTGAAACTTAATGATTTCACCAGTATCAATATCAGTATATTCATACCACGCACCACTTTGTTTTACAATGTTATTATCCTTCATTAGCCCTAGCCAAGACCCATAGTTATCAATTCCTCTGTCAAAGAAGATATCGAAATCGGCGGAACGTAACGGAGGTCCCATCCTATTCTTTACTACTTGACAACGAACTTTAATACCTACAATTCTATCGTTACCATTTTCTTTCGCCTTAATCGTTCCCATACTCTTTAATCTTAAACGAACCGATGCGTGGAAAGCAATTGCTTTACCACCAGAAGTTGTCCAAGGGTCAGAGAATGGCATTGCGTTCATCTTCTGTCTTAATTGATTTGTGAAAACCAAAGTGATTTTCTGTCTACCAATCAAGTTTGTGATTTTACGCATTGCTTTGGAAATGATAATTGCTTTATCCGTAGCGTAACCATCTTTACCATAATCAGCTTCCATCTCCTTTTCAGTTGATGCTGCTGCTACTGAATCCACAACGATTGTTACATACTTGTCTTTAGAGGAAGTTCTTACCTTCTCAATAATAGTTTCGGTATATTCAAAACATTGTTCAACAGTCTCAGCTACTACATAAAGTAATTTGGTTGTATCTACTCCAATGGCTTCTAAGAATTCTCTACTTACGGCGTTTTCCGTATCAATCAATACTGCCAATCCACCTAGCTTCTGCGTTTCCGCAAGTAAGTGAGCTGATACTAATGATTTACCACTTTGTTCTAATCCCGTAATTTCGGTAATTCTGCCAACAGGTAATCCACCATAAGGTCGATTTGATATTGCCACATCCAACATAGATGCTCCGGTCGAAACCCAGCCTTCTACATTTGTTGGTGCATCATCATTATCTAAAAAGAATGCTACCTTTTGGTCTTTTGATTGTTTGTTAAGGGACTCAACGAGTACTTCCGCTAAGTCTATTTCCTTAGTTGTTTTAGCCATATGTTAACTTATTTTATTAATTGAAAAGGTCATCAAATGCCGCTGCTACATCATCTAATTTCTTAGAAGGTGCTGCCGCTGGTTTTGATGGAGTTGTATCGAATGGTGCTTCTTCATCGTTACTAGCCGTTGAAGATAACGTTTCAGCTGATGCTGATTTTTCATCCTCAGAAGTTGCCGATGGATTTAACCAACCTTCTAATACATTTTTCAATTCTGCATAAGTTAATTCAGAATACAATTCAGTAATTTCTTTCTGATTTGCTAAGTACTTATCCGTATCTTCTTTAGTTGCTGCTAAAGGTGTTTCTTTAGGTTTAACACGGATTGTTGTTACAGGGTATGAAGTACCACTGTCTTCAGCTGATACTACTTCAACAGTAATATCTCTACCTTCATTTGGGTCAGTAATATCACCATAATCAGGATCTGCCATATAACCAAGAATCTCTTGATATACAGTTTTACCAAAGCCCCAAAATTTTACACCTTCACCTTCTTCACCTCTTACCAATACTGGTACGAATGTTCTAAGTTTCGGCTCCATTTTCTTAGCAGCTTTCCAATCTTCCTTATCGCCCATTCTTTTAAGTTTGTCAGCAAACTCAACAATTGGGTCAGGTCTACCGAATGACATCGGAGATAGATAAGTTTTGTTGTTTACGTTGTAGTGAAAGTACAATTCAATGAAAGGATTCTCTTTGTTGAATTTGTAAGGGACCAAACGAATAGTGTGTTTGCCCGGTGCTGGTTTCCAAAGTTCTACAGTTGTTCTTTGGGTGTTTTGCAGTTTGTTAAGTCTGCTCTTAATTGCGTCTAAGTTAATAGCCATGTCTTTTAAGTTTTAAGAGTTTAAGGTTTAAAACATACGTTTTAAGGTTGGATTATAGTGTCTTTCCTACACTTCCGTTACACATATAAATATAATGGAAACACAAATATACGAAGAATACCTGATATTTCCAAATCTTTTTTTCGATATATTTTTATGGTAAATGATGTAACAAATATACGATAAATTTGTGACAATACCAAATAAAAAATACTTTATCGTAAACTGATGTATATCTTTTTGTAATCTATACAACATAGGGAGAGTATTCCTACCGTCCAACTAAGTGTGGGGGTCAATAAATTAGAACCATCCACACTCAAATAAAAAATAACACCACATATTGTAGAAGTGAGTATTAATTGCCAGTTTTTCATCTTAGTTTATAGCTATATAGAGTACCACAATCGTCATCATCAATATTATCCTCTACAACGTCAATACCACCACCTATAAGGTATTGTAGCTTTTGTAGGTCTACTCGCCTCCAATACCCAAAACGAAGATATACATCATTATTACCTCCACATACTTGTGAGAGTTCAAACTCACCAATTTCAGACCTGATTAGAACTAAAGTATCTGCATCTATTCTCATACTTTAGGGGTTATAGGTAATCGTATCTAGAAGCTTCCAATTCGTAATCTTGGGATTCAAAGTTATCCACATCCCAATCGTAATCCTGCTTCTCTATAAGAGTAGAAGATTCACCAGAGATGA